AGCACCTCCGGTTCATTCCGGGGGTGCTATCTTTTTTACCCTAGGGCGGCGAATCTTTTTTGTCAACGATTTTCCGTCAACGTATAATGTAATCGTAACCTTATGGTACAGTTCAGCCGCCTTCTTGCGAAGTTTGAACGCGGTGTCCATCATAGTTCCGCGACTTTTAACGTCTTCGATCACCCACTCGCCAATCCTGTCATCGAAATAACGGAAGTCGGCGGTATACGTGCAGTACAGTTGCAAATCGATATAGACCTTGAACTTCGGTTGAAGTTCTAAGTGATGGATTTCTTTCGCTTTCTGCAACAGACCCAGTTCGACATACCGCAATGCTTCTGTTTTGCTATCGAAAACGATACCATTAATCGTGCGGTCTTTCTTCGGTGACACTCGGTATCTCGGAGGCATTGGGCATCCTTGGGAAAAAGTCATCGGGGGTTAGTTCAATGCCACGCTGACGTGCGGCAACCATAAGTTCTAACTGGCGGCGATGAGGAATCAACCCACCACCACCGAAGTTTTCCTTCGGCCATGTCCAACGGTAGATCGCTTGCGGCGACAAACCCAACATCAACGATACAGCGCGAACACCACCAAGTTTGTTGATGACGCGTGTGGCAACTTTGTGTGTCATTTTGTTATTATTCCTTTAAACTAACGCTTGACAACTATATGTTGAGTATGGTTTGATGTCAATCACAAAAGAGGAGAAAGATGATGGATCGTAGATCGTTTATTAAAGGGCTTGTAGCGGCCCCAATCGTTATCCGGACCCCGGGCCTTCTAATGCCCGTCAAAGCCGCCCCAGTGCCATTTGCGTACGTTAGCGGCCTGTTGGTGAACGGCACACAATTCATGAAAGAGATTTGGGATATGCGCCCAGCATCGTTTGTTGCGGCGGAGCCTTGGTTTGATGATGTCGCGAGCATCACGAGTTACGAGTATACCGACAAAAACCCCGAGACAAACCCATACATTTCCAATGCGGAAGTGTTCTCTTCGTTTAGTCGCAAGAGCGGTAGCCCAATGCTTATTCCAGCGGAATATCTTGCCAGTTATGGGGTTTCTGGTGGAACGACATACTTAAAAGAAATAAAAACTGCGCCGCAATTGCGATACGAAAATTGGGAATTGGCTGCGTTCCAAAAAATTGACGAATTGAAAGCGGAATCAAAATGATCCGACTGATTGAAGGTTTGGTCTGGTCATTTGTCTGCGCTGGCATGCTGTATGGCATGTTTATGGTGCTTGATAAACTTTCCCGAATACCAATGTGCAAGGAGAAAACACAATGGACATCGTTGATAAACTAAAAGATTCGTATTCATTTCTTGGCGACCCGCTTCATCGGGAGGCTTGGGAGGAGATCGAGGCGGTTCGGACGCAAATGAGCGACCAATTGCATCTTATTTTGGCGTTGGAAGACGAAACAAAGCGTTTGTGGGGAGAAGTCAGGAAAGCGCGGTTTGAGGCAAACGAATGGGAAGAAAAGTATTGGGAAACTGATCAGGGCCGCGACGAATGGGATAGGGCGCAAGAGGGGATGGATTGATGGGGGTAATCATTAAACATTGGACCGTAAACGAGCTTAAAACCGCCCGTGATATGGTAGAAAAAGGCCATACGGCATTGGAGATAGGGCGGGCCATAGGTCGCAGTAAGAGTGCGGTCATTGGTTACTTTTCCCGCCAAGGGTTGAATTTGGCTCGGAAGCGGGGTGGTGTGGCTGGGCCAACCGCTCGAACGAAAAAGGGAAAAATTGAAACGTCAATCGTTCCCATTTCGGTAGCGGAAGGCAAACCGAAATTAAAACCGACCAAAACTTTTATGGAAATGAGCGACAAGTACTGTCACGCCATATTTGGGGATGCGGACGGCATTTATACGCAATATTGCGGGTTGAACGTAATGAAAGCGGGGTGCGCGTGGTGCGAGGACCATTACAAATTGTATTACACGTACAAGAAGGAGAATACGAATGAGTACAAACAAACTAATTCGGGAAATAACAGGCTTTTTGCAAGACCACCAATGTGACGTTGTAGTTGTTAAATCAAAACGACACGTCAAATACTACGCAAAAAAAATGGGTAACGAAAGGATGTTTGTATCGAGCGCAAGCCCAAGCGACACTCGTACAGTAAAGAACATCCAAGGCGAATTTAAACGTTGGTTAAAAGACATCGAAACAGGAGCAGTACTATGAACAGCATTGATGTATTATCTTCCGCACTCACGACCATCCAGCAGCGCGGTAACCAGTATGGAGAAATCCGACCCAATTTCATACGGGCGGCTACGATTGCCAGCTCATTGCTCGATAAGAAATTTACGGCGTTTGACATTGCCGTTGTTATGATGGCAGTGAAAATGGCCCGTTTAGCGCATAACCGTGACCATCAGGACAGTTGGATTGATCTTACGGCGTATACCGCCTTTGCCGCGCAGTTTGCGGCACCACACACGTCAGATTTTGATGACGTAGTCGCCGCTACCATTGAGGCGGAATTGACAAGACAAATGAAAGAAGACCCAGTGAAATGACATTACCAAAATGGGAAGCCGTTATGATTGTCGCCGCATACATCGCCCTTCTTTTGGCGTTGACGAACTGCACGGTTGTCATCCGGCAGGGGAGCCAGCCTGTAGCACCAAGTGCTACACAAACTCCCCACCCATTAAAATAAAAGTTGACACACTAATCGACTTGATCTAAAACATTGTTACATTGTTAAAAAAGGAGCAAAACAATGTCTTTGACACCAGAACAGATACGTAAACGCCGCTATTCTATTGGCGGTTCTGACATGAACATCATCATGTCGGGCAATGAAGAGAAGATTTCCAAACTGTGGAAACAGAAGCGCGGGGACATAGAATCGGAAGATTTGTCTCGCGTCTTGCCTGTCCGCATGGGGTCTTTTACGGAGCCGTTTAACGTCCAATGGTTCCAAGAAGAGACGGGCCGTATGGTCACAAACATGGGGGATGAACGTGTACATCCGGACATATCTTATCTGACTTGCACGTTGGACGGGTTGACTGATGACGGGCAAACGGTTTTCGAAGCAAAGCATGTTTCCGCCTTCTCGAAGGACGAGGACATTGTTGAACGCTACATGCCGCAGTTGCATCACAACATGAATGTGTGCGGGGTCCGAAATTCCGTATTATCCGTATTTTACGGAACTTTGAAGTGGGAGCGGTATGATGTTCCCTACGACGATATGTACGGTTCAATCGTACAGGGTGCTGCGGAGAACTTCTGGGCATCGGTGCAGGGTGACTACGCCCCGTTCGTTACGACCGCCAGTGCGCCTGTAGACCCCACCCGCCGTGTCGATATGACTGGTAACAATGAATGGGCCTATCTTGCCGCAGAAATTGGCGAGATGACCTCCTACAAGCGGGTGTACGACCGTTCTGTTGCCGCAATTAAGCAATTGATTGAACCGGATGTGATTGAAGCATTTGGTCATGGTGTTTCATTTAAACGAGATAAGCGCGGTTCACTGCGCATGAAAGGAGAGAAAGAATGATTACTTCCAGCGGAGATTTGGATGCACTTGCCACGGCACTTGCATCCTTCCAATCGACATTCAAAAACCCACCAAAGAACAAGACAAACCCGTTCTTCAACAGCACGTACGTTGACTTGGCGGATGCGCTTGACGTGGTTCGCAAAGGCCTGTCGGAGCAGGGGTTGTCATTCATCCAGCTTACGTCCGCTGGAGAAGACCGTGTCATCCTCCACACCCGCCTGTTACATGTAACGGGTCAGTGGATCGAAGGCACGTATCCAGTCACGAAGTTAGCGAAAGCGCAGGAGATGGGGTCCGCCCTGACCTACGCACGGCGGTATGCCCTGTTCGCACTGGTGGGTATTGCTGGCGAGGATGATGACGATGGTAACGTTGCCACTCACGGGGACGCCAAACCGAGCAATGCGCAGTCTGTCGCACAGAAAGCTGTTGCCAAGGCCACGGAAAAGCAGATGGCGAAGATTGGCCTGACCCCCGAGGAAAGCAAACAACTTGCTGGCACTCTTGGCCACGAGATCAACAACCTTTACGACAAAAAGGCGTTGGAAAAGTGGAACGCGATTAACACGGAGCGGAAAGACAGTCTCCTCCCAACGGATCGCGAATTCGTCAAGAAAGTGTTCTTCGACAGGCTTGCGGAAGTCAAATAATGCAGGAGATAACAGTCATCCGGAGGGGGTCGGCATTGATCCCCTCGTCACCAATGGATGAAAATCTTCTACATGATCTTCGCGAAGGGACCGCGTACACGGTAAAGCTCAAACGCGACAGGAGCAGTCGGCACCACCGATTCTTCTGGGGCATTTTGAAGAAGGTCGTGGAGAACCACGAGGAATACAACAAGCCGGATCAATTGCTTTTGTGGTTGAAGATTCGGTTAGGGTATGTCGAAGAGGTTCGGTTCCACGACGACAAAATATGGTGGGTCGCAAAGTCTACGGGTTTTGCGGCGATGGACCAGACAGAATTCCGCCAGTTCTTTGATGCGTCATTGGATTTGATCGTGTCGGATGTCATCAAGGGCATGGGTAAAAAAGAACTGATCGAAGAAGTCGAACAGATGTTAGGCCTCAATTTTGAAGATGTATGGAGAAAACCATGAGTTTTGAACCAAAAGAAGGTAGTTTCGTTTTGTTTAAGAACGAAAAATTAAAATCTGAAAAAACTCCGCATTACAAAGGGACAATTGTAAAAGGGGGCGTTAAACATGATCTTTTAATGTGGGATAAAGTATCAAAAAATGGTTTGCCATTTTATTCCGGATATATTGGTGATGTCGCCCAGCCGCCTAAAAGTACTGCAAAACCCGAATACGAAGCCCAACGGCAACAGTCCAAGCCAATCATGGACGATGAAATCCCGTGGTAAGTCGTAAAACAATATCCGCCAAAAAGAGGGTCGCGTTATTCGCGGCCCACGGCGGGGCATGTCATATCTGTGGAGGTAAAATCAATGTCGGTGAAGCGTGGGAGGTGGAACATGTTATCCCTTTTGCTATGGGCGGGGCGGATGACGAAAGCAATTGGGTTCCAGCGCACGTCAAATGCCATCGCACGAAAACGACGGAAGATGTGGGTAACATCGCTAAAGCGAAAAGGCGTGAAGCACGTCATATCGGAGTTCGAGTATCAAAATCACCGTTGCCGTTTGGAAGGCAGTCAAAATACAAACGCAAGATGGACGGTTCAGTCGTATTGAGGGACGAAAAATGACATGGCAACCAATTGAATTTGCGCCAAAAGATGGGACGCTTGTTCTTGTGTGTAATACTTTAAATAATGGGACCATAACTTCATTATACGGCACAATGGCAGTGGCTAGATATGCTTATCATTGTGATGATTTGGAAGAAAGCCTGTGGGAATACGGCACATACTATACCGAAAATTCAAAAGATAATTTAGGCTCGTATCTTATCAGTGCTACCTATTGGATGCCATTACCAGAGCCGCCAACAACAAAAGGAGCCAACAATGGCACTGATACACCGGATTGACCCATCTATGCCCGTCCTGACCCCTAAAGGGCCAGCAAACGCGCATTTCCTGTTGGACTACAGCGAAGATCACCATTTGTTCTGGGTTTGTGCTATTCGCGAAACCGGAGAAATGTGGACATTCCCTAACTACGACATTCGTGCGCAGGCAAACCCGACACTTGGCAGGGAGAACATTCCCGTACCGGAAAACTGGTGGGTGAAGTTACCATGAACCTTATTCAGACTATCGTTTGGGCTAGGGCTATCACGCCACGCGACCAAATCTTGATCCTACGTATGCTTGACACGCATGGGTCTGAACCATTCGATGCGGATATCGCTGACCTGGCGGAAATGATGTCTCTCCCCAAGTCATCGATTTACGAATGCATCAAGCGGCTCAAAAGCATTGACTGGCTGGAGACGGAGCCTGTGTACCTTGATGGAACTTATCGCCGTTTGAAGAAGCGTTCCAAAACACGCTATCGGGTCAAACTGGAGATAAAAAAAGAGGCGGACCGAAGCCCGCCTGAGTTCTAGGGAGGAAGACCTCCAACGTATGTGGGACATCGTATTCTGTCAAGCATAAGAAGCGTAGTGATCCGCAAGTTTCACATCATACTTGTTAGCTGCATACCCCGGCCCATTATAACCCTTAGCGAAGGCTACCCAATCGAGCCTCGCAAGGGGAACATCCAATTTTGCCGCCTTGATGAACTTGGCCATGTGGATCAGTTGGTTCCCTTCTGATTCCATCGCCTGTTCAACCATCTGCTTTACCGACTCACAACCGACCATGACCCAGTTCATGCCCATGATCTGGCCTAGACCCCATGATACGGAACACAGGGCGGCGTCTTCATCGATTTTGCAGGCGCGTTCAATTTCCGCATACACGGCATCCGAACCTTTTGGATAGGGAAGTTGACCCCATTTAGGGTACGCCAGTTTCTCGTCCATAGCCAACTGCTGGAGGTCCGGCTGGGTGCGCAGTTCCCGATAGAATATATGACGCTCAAAAAGGGCTTTAGGACGCTTGTCAGCGTCAAACCCTGATCCAGCGGCCTCTACAGCCGTGACAGCCTTAAAAGCCGCTACAGGCACCTTTAATGAGTCCGCAGCCGCTTGGAAATCGTCCTCGGTGGCTTTCTTTGCGGACCCTACAAAATTCATTTTTTATCTCCCATTGGGGGGTTGCTACTACCAAACCAGAATGACAGGACGAGCATCAAAGCACCGTCCAACGTACCAAGCACACGCGCAATCAATTCCCGCATGCTTGCTTCGATAACGTGGGTGAACAAGAAGTACTGGATGATCGCCCAGCAGACGACGATCACATAGGACATAACGGATGGGGTGAAGGAATGTGTTCCTATTGCCATTTCACGCGCAGATGCACGGTCGCTAGCCGCAATCTTGACCAGATCGATGTCCAAACTTTTCATTTGGACTTTGAAATCGGCATCTACCTTGCGGATTGCAGCGATTTGGTCGGGCGTTGCAGTAGCGAGTGCAGTTCTAATGTCATCTTCTGATCCGTCACTATGCCCCAAGAGTGCGTTGGATAGAGCCTTGACGGCCATGCCAGCAACAGGACCGCCAAGAGCGGTAGCGATAGTCGGTGCAACATTTTCGATCAACTTTCCAAATATACCGAGGTCCATTACTTATCCCCTAATTTTGCTTCCAAAAGGCGAATGCGAACTTTCATGTCATTAATATCCCGATAAATTTCGTCGCGCAGTTTATAGCGAGCTTCCGCGCTTAACGGGCTATCCGTAGGAATGCCCTGCGGGGTAATCAATAGAGGCATTTTGCCTTTGATGTCTTGTACATCCAT